AAAAACGTATGCGCCCGGGATCTATCAGGTGCAGACAGCGGCCCTCAACATCCGTCAGGCACCGGATGCGGACAGCAGGATTGCCGGAACGATCCGGGATCAGGGAAGCTACACGGTGACGGAAATCCAGAACACAAGCTGGGGACGGCTTCTCTCAGGGGCAGGCTGGGTTAACTGCCATACAGCGTATTGCCGTTATGCCGGTCCCGCAAAAGAAAAATCGGCAGAGACAGCAAAGTCATCCGGAAAGACAGTCGCAGAGGACGGAATCTGGGGCGAAAATCTGACGCGCCGTCTGCAGGAACTTTTCGGCACACCGCAGGATGGAAAAATCAGCAATCAGCTGGCCGTCAACCGGAAATTCTGTGATGGCATCACAGCCGCCGAGTGGGACAGTACGCCAAAAGGCGGATCGGCCCTTGTAAAAGAAATGCAGAAATGGGCATCGGCCGGCATGGACGGCTATATCGGTCCGCAGACAATCCTCGCCTGGCAGAAAAAACTCGGCACGCCGATCGACGGCACAGTAAGCAGCCCATCCGCCATGGTAAAAAAACTACAGAAGTGGTGCAACCAGAAATAGAAAAAAGAATACTCAAAGACCCGGTTTTGTGTTATACTGGAAGATAGTTTAAAATGAACAGAAAGAAAAAGAGCTTCAAAAAAGACTCGAAGTGTCAAATGTAAAATACAAAAGAGAAAAAATAAAGGTAATTTTTGCATACAGATTCATCGGGGGGAATTGCGGCTGACAGGAGAGAACAACAGCAGATGAGAAAAAAGGCAGTAAAAAATGCAGGAATGATACGAATTTATCTGAATATGGCATGGAAACTTTTGCAGAAAAACCTGCTTAGCATCGTGATATTTGAGACGGTCTACCGCCTGTTTTCCAACCAGCTGGTTTCAAGACTCGCCAATGCGGCGATCAACTTTTCCTTAAAACAGCTGGGAACGAGTTATATGACATCGGAAAACTTCAACAAGATCATGTTGCATCCGCTGACCCTTCTGCTGATTTTTGGAATTCTGCTTGTTTTCTTTTTCTGTATGCTGTTTGAAATCTATGCTGTCATGGCGGCTCTGGAGGCCTCCTGGAAACGAAAACGGATTTCCGTTCCTGTCATGATGCTTGCCGGCGGAAGAGGAGCCGCACAGTTTGTGCGCGCCCGCCCGTGGACCTGGTTTTTCTACATGGCAGCGAGCTTCCCGTACCTTTGGCTGCACAGCAGCTACAGCGCCATCCGCAGTATGAAACTGCTTCAGGTTTCCCTGACGAAGATTTTCAATGCCTTCTCGGCATACTGGATCCCGGTGGTGCTGACGATTCTGCTTGTCGCGTTTTCGTTTGCGTTTTCCTACACCATCCCTTTCCGGTGCATGATGACGGAAAAAGAGAAAAATACCCATCTGCGGGTGCGCCAGACACTGGAAAAACGCGTGCTGCGTGAGCTTGGCATCAACGTCTCTTTCCAGGTGATGATTTTTCTGATTACGTGGGTTCTGTATCTGATTTTCGGAACGGCTGTCGTTGCCTATGCAAAGCTGGTGAAAACGCCGTCTACCGTTGTCAGTACCGTCATCGTCTACGGTGACTGGGTCAAATCGACGATGAGCCTGATCGGCGGAGCGTTCGGCCTTGTCGGAAGCATTACGTATCTGTATCTGATTTTTATCCGTTCCTCCCGAAAGGGCTACCAGAAGAGCCGGACAACGAAAAAGCCGAGCTCGAAGCTGGTACGCACCTTCTGCGGTCCGGTAACGGCGGTGGTTCTCACGATCGCCATGCTGGC